GTTGTTATTGCAGTTGCTAAATCATCATAACAAGTAATAACTATTGATGGATCTGCTGAATGGTCATGTGCTGGGTTAGATTTAATTCTAAGCATTTGACCTTCACCAGCGGCATCATTTACATATAGATAACCATTAGCGTATTGATTTAGCGTAATGTCTGTACCTGCGGTTTCAACTGAAATTGCAGTTTCACCAGCAGCGACACCTGCGGTTGGAGTTAAATCAAAGTGATGTGCTATTGAAGCAGCGTGAGTTACACATTTACCTGCTGTAACGGCTGTTGCTGCTAATCGACCATAAGCAAAAACGGTATTACCGTAAAGTAATCTGCTGCCTAATGGAAATAATTGAGTAAGCCCTGAAGTAAACGGGTCAACTGTTCCATATTGAGAACCACCTTTACCTACGATAAAATCGGCTGGACCATATCCTGTTGCTGCTGCGTATTGAACGTGTCCACCATCATCAGTAAAGATATTACCATCTGCGTTAATTACTAAACCATCAGTGATGGCTCCTGTTGATGTTGCTACATCAATGGTTTTAAAACCATTTTCGGACCGTACTGGCCCACTAAATGTCGAATTTGCCATAATTTCCTCCTACGGAAATAAGTTCTATTGTCTCGGCTTGTCTGCTAGGTCAGTCGATAGAACAAATATAATTATCCTAGTTCTTTTGATTGTATAGTAAATACTCTAAAAAAAGAAGAAAAAAAAGGGAGCCGAAGCTCCCCTTATTCAGTAGTTGAGTAAAAAACCCTACTGGGGGTTCAAATTAAGCACCTTGAGAACCGTATACAGCTCTAAAGTTAGAATATCCAAATGAATATCTTTCTCTAGCTTTGTATCGCATGTTACCTGTATCGAAATCTCCCTCTAATGCAGTTTGCATTGGTGATCTTTCAAAATGCTTGAATCCATCAGGACAATCAGTCTTGATGAAAAAAGCATCGGTGTCAGTTAGATAGTGATTCACTACATAACCATCAGGTATCATTCCCATGTTTTTAATCGCATTAACATCGTTGTCAGAAGTTCCTACTCGCCCTGGAGTTTGTAGTAATCTGTCAGCAATAAATTGAAGTTGAGGTGGAACTATAAGTTTCATTCCTCTCAAAGCAATTGCTAAACCTCGGTCATCGGTAAACGTGCTGATATTAATCAACGCATCTTCGAGTGAAGTTTCATTCAAATCTGCCATTGTAGTAGCACGGTTAGCAAGTGAGCCACCGCCACCTAGAGGGTGGTCAGTTGCAATCAATACTTTACCGTCACCACCAGTTGTAGAGAACGCATTGTTCAATACAGCCGCAGCTTTGATTTGCTTAGTGTTAGCCATAGAACGTGCAAGAGCTTTAGTATATCTAGCTCCTAAACGGTCATATAGGTTATCTTCAACAGCTTCTTCTGTTAATGCAAAAGCAAGTGCAACAGTTTCGTGAGTGTAACGAGAAGTATAGCCTTCGTTAGCGTTGTCAAATCTGACACCACTTCCTTCAGATTTTACTTCAGCATTACCGAAACCTGAGATTAACACTTCTTCTTCAAACGCTCTGTCTGATGATTCAGTATCAAAAATTTCAGCATGTTCTGCTTCGTACCTAGAATATTCCATCCCAAACAGGGCGTTTAAACCAGGCTCTAGCTCTTTGGCTAGTTGACTTCTATTAATAGCCACTATTTATACCCCTGTTACTGTAGTGTAGAAATGTTCGTTAATATATACGATTGCGTTTACGTTAGCAGATCCAAGTGTATTGTTTGCTGGATCAGAAGAGAATCCTACGATTCTAAACTGAGCAGTAGTAGCAGCCGTGGTAGCAGAAAGTTCTGCCGCTGACATACCAGTTTTGGTAGATCCTGCGGTATAAGAAAGTTCTGCGTTGTTACCAACGGCAGTCTGGGCTAAAGACCCAGCACATTGTACTTCAAACAGAGTATTTGGATCATCATCTATAAATGCAACAATATCATCGGATGCTGTAGTAGTAGGAAAGTATGATGAGAAAATAGTATCACCAGCACTGTCCGTAAATTTACATCCTCTGAATATTCCCAATAAAGTAGTTGCAGCGCCTGCTACTAAAATAGTACCAGTGCTTAACATTTTTACTGGGTCGCCCGAAAAGATATCTCCAGTTGCGCCAGTAGCGATACTGTACTCAGTTGTGCCGCCATTAGCTACACTACTGCCTACCTTACCTACTGCTCGAAACCCGAAAGGTGCATCTTTATTCGCCATAATGAAAAACCTTTATTCAGTTATTTAAAAAAATAGTGGTTTCGTTATTCACGATTACCACCGCCAAAAGTTACGCTTGTTTTTCTCTCTGGTCGTAAGATCGGAGAGGCTGGATCAGATTCTTTCATTAAATCATTGTCAACCGCATCTTGTTGCGTTCGACTGCGAGCTTGAAAGTAGGCATTCCTTTCTTGTCTCGTTTCATTAGGAATCTTGGCCAATAACAAACCACCTACTGATACAACACCTGCGTGCCTTCCATCGTCAAGCGTGGGAAGTTCGAATCCATTTAACTCATCGGCTTTAACAAGTTCAAAACCTTCTCTCAGCCTAGAAGTTACATTTTTTCTATCTTCCTGTCCAACAATTTCAGCTCTTATCCACCTGTAGGAATATCCTTCAGGTGCAGGTGGTGTCTCCAACATAGATGGAGGTCGCCACGGTTTGCGAGCGGTACTTTTAGCTCGTGTTTCGGCAGAACGCGAAGTTCTGTTGTTTGATGCTTGCGCATCGGTATTTAATTCTTTATTACTCATATCTTATCTTACCTTTTAATGTGTTTAGCATATTCTTTTAAAGGCACATTCAAACGCCTCGCCATGTCAACTTCACTCTTGGTTAGCTTAACTTGTCGTTTAGTACCAGAGCTTTCGCTTCTCCCAACAGGAGCTACAGTTTGCTGTATTCTCCCTTTGGACTGTGTTTCCCCACCATTACTAAACTTATGTGGAAACTCAGAACGCATACGTTTGTCTATTTGAGTGTAATACATAGGATCGTTTGTATCAAATCCTTCTTCCTCAATTAGCTTACGATGGAAGTTAAAAGCAGCCAAAGTCATAGTTTCATCCTCACCAAACCAATCATTTTTACTTGCCCAATCTTCGGCTTTTGGGTCTGGATTTGGGGTTGGAGCTTGAGCTTTAGGTTGTGGCGCTTGATAATTCTGATAATTTTCAGTGGGTTGCACTGTCATCTTAGACGTAGCTAATTTACCCTCTTCTAAATTAATCTTTCCTAGTATATCTTGCGCTTTAGTTACTTTATCCCAATCTTGGTCTTGATAAGCTGATTTTAAAACAGCATTGGCTTGCGCACGTTGCGATTTTAATCTGTTTTCTGCTTCAGATTGATAATTCTTATTTAATTGAGAACTATTTTTCTTTAGCGTTTCATTTTCAGTTTGTAAGTTCTTAGCATATTCAAAAGCAGAATTAGCTGCTCGTTCTTGTTCACGCATTTTTTTAGTCAGCGTGGCAATACGTTTTTGTACACCTTTAGAATAATCAACTAGTTCGTCTTCTTCTTTATCTTTGACGGTTTCTTCTTTTGATATATCTTCTATTGGTGCTTCTTCGCTAGAACTTACCTCTTCATCAAGTTCAACAATTTCAGTAGGTTCTTGAACCTGATCTTCAATTGCTTCAGCTTTTTGTGACTCTGGCATGATTTCTCCTCATGTTAGACGCTGACAATATCGTCAGGGTCGTCTATTGTTGCGATAACTTCGTCATCGTTTATGATACGGCACTCTGCATCGTCACCAAGTTTAAACCTAGCGCCTGCATATCTACCAATTAATACCCATTGTTTTTCTTGGCACCAGGGTGTTTCGCCAAACTTATTTTTATCGGCATAGCACAATGGACCCATTTTAATAACATAAGCCACTACTGTAGCTAATGATTCTCTATCAATGGTTTCTTTGGCTAATACGATACCGCCTTTAGTAACGGCCTTACCTTTATATGGAAGTATTAACATGCGCCATCCAGTCGGACTCGGCATACGTTCCAAAAATGATTTGTCTAAAAGCGTTGGATCTAAAACTCTAGCGTCAGGTTTGACGTAAGCTTCTTCTACTGGGGAGCCATTAGCATCCCATCCTACTTTTTTTTCACTTTCTTTTTCAACTTCTCTTGCGATATGTTCAGGTACTACTACCTTTGTCATCGTTGTCACCCATCCTTTTCAGCAACTCCCTTATTTCTTGATCTACGTCATCGAGGGAATTGTATCGACCACGTAGGTAATTATATTCTTCAAAGTTTTTAGCACCATTCAAAATCAAACTCTCTAAGTCTGTTTTTTTTTCTACTATTAACTTTTGTAAAACTTCAGCAAGCCAAATGGCATCCATTAGTAAACGCCAGAAAATTTACCGCCAAATTCGGCAGCGCCCATTCCTCTTGCTTTACCTTTACCCATGCCTGGTGTTGCTTTAGTGCTGGCAGAAAATGATTTGCTTTTCTTGGTAACAACATTACCTTTATTAGAGTAAGACTGCTTACCATTTAAAACAGTTGGTGTTTTCTGATCTTTTACTTCAGTTCTCTTAATCATAGTTATAGCTCTTTTAATCCAATATCAATTAATTTTAGTTCTTTTTGCTGGTCTAGTCTATCTTTTGTAGTTTCGTCTTTCATTATTGCAATATCACGCATGGTACCAATACGTTCTCTATCTATTGTATCTTGTCGGGTTTGTTCCGTTGCACGTTGTTCTTCTTTCGCTACAAACTGTTGCTGTTCTTGATTTAACTGTTGACCTTTTAAAGCTAACTCTTGTTTTCTAATTGTCACTAATGGGTCTTCTTCTTGAGGCGTGCCAATTTGTTGAGTAAACTGAGTCATTAGCTCGGTCATGATAGGTGCGCTAAATTGTGCCAATATATCATTAGCTTGCGTATTTAATTGTTGTGCCTCAACTGGACTGACTTGCTGTGCTTGTTGTTGCAACTGTTGATATTGTTGCATCGCTTCTGGTGGCATTTGCTGTTGAGCAATGGCATCAGCTTTTAACTGTAAATGCTCCATAATATGAGAGATTATATTGGCTTGCACTTGAGGGTTAACTTGGACAGGTTGCAAACTTAATAAACTAGAATGAGAAGCAATATGAGCATCGTGATTTTGTTGTGGGAATGCTTGTGCTTGACCGCCCATCATCAAAGTGCTGTTTTCCATGCCTGCTTCAATAGGTGATGGCTCACTTGGAGGCGGTGGTAACAATAAGGTGTCAATATTGTCTACGCCTAATGAAGAATACATCCTACGATACGCTTCATATACGCCACCAGGACCATGTATCTCAGGATTAGATTGCACTAATTGCATCATTTCTTGAGCCATTACAATACGTTGGCTAGTAGAAAATATATCTGGATTACTAACAGGGAATATATCAACTTTACCATCAAAATCAGACTGTTTTATCTCGTTTTGACCGCCTGATACCTGATATGGGTAGGTAGGTGGCAAGCTATCAGCAAAAATATTGGCTAATAACCCAAACTCTTTCTTTTGAGCATTATGTAGGCGTTTATGTATTGCACTCAATACTTTAGTGGATTTTTCCATCAAAGCCAGTGTTGTACCTACAGGTGCTTGTGAATTACCCTCGCCTACCGCTATTTCTGCAATAGAAGCAAAGCGTTGGCCTGATGAAACCAATAATCCCAGTAGATTTAACAGTGTGCCACTCGGTTCTTTGAACGGTAATGGCTGTATTGCATCTCGAAGTGAGCCTGCGGGTGCATCTACATCTCTAAACTCACCAGGTTGAATCGGTTCGTCTTCATTTCTAATGCGTAT